TACATGGAATACTGAGAGTTCTGCAAAATCTTTTTTAACTAGATGTGAAAAAGGTTTATCAAAAATACCTTATGTTAACAACTTTCACAAAGATGACTATGCTATAGCTGAAAAAGATTTTTTTCACAAAAACATAGAAAAAATGCAAGAGGGTATATGTGCAAGAACAGGTAAGAAAATTGTACAGCCTGTAAACATTCCTTATCATTTAGATAGGACTTTTTCAAACTATTGGCAAAGCTAATAAACACATGACCCTTACCAGGGTCTTTTTTTTTGCCTAATTTAATTTAGGAAATAATTGCTGTTCTAACATATCTACAGCCTTATCATCTAAGGTATTTGTAGTTTGCTTACAGATTGTTTCCCTTAAGATATCTATTATTAACCTTTTTACAGCAGTAGTAGATAAGAACCTAATTAATATAGGTTTTAAAATTTTGTACATAACTTTGTTTTGCTTTACAAATATATTGTAGACGTTAAATTTAAATAGGTCATCTAGGCTACCTGATCCCCATTGCAAAGCATAGGTGGCCTTTATTACCTTCTAGGTTTTATTTCTGCAACAGCTAGTTCTACTTCTTTTAGTCTGTGAAATACCTCTTTCATATCATCATGCATATCATCTATCTTTGTTGTTAATAATTCTATAGCTGTTGTATTCCTAACTAAATCATCACGTGATTGTCTACCTCTATAAGATACAGAACCTACAGATACAAAACAGGCTGTCATCATTGCACCCCCTACTGCTGCTATAACCTCTACCACTTTGTTTTTATTAGTTCTATAGCTATTATGACAGAAAAAGGCTATGTCAGAAACAAAATCTAAAAATCCTCTACAAAAACTAAAAGAAAAATTTGACGATAAAGAAGAACAGTTAGAGATATTAGGCACATTTATAAGATTAGGTGTAATGGTCTGGGCAGGTTTTATTATCAGCCTTAACTACATATCATTTCCTGGTATGTCGAAAGATAACTCACCAAAAGATATAACTTTTATAGCAAGTGTATTTACAGGCTGTTTAGCAACTTTTTCTGTTGATGTAGGAAAGAAGAAAAAAGAAGATAAAGAGGAAAAACCACAACAACTTGCACAATCTGACAATACATACCAAACTATAAGGGTAGAAACACCTATAAAAATTGTTGGTGCTAGTGTGGTTGACCCCAAAACAAAAACATGAAAAAATTTTTACCGATATTGCTACTAGCAATTACACCTGCCTGTTATGCTGATTTATCACATAGTATTACCAGTTCTGTAAAACTAACTGTAGGTGGTGCTACAACGTCTGCAGATCGCATTGGTAGCAGTTATAGCGTTAGTGGTACTGGTGTAGATACAACCTATACATCAGGTGGTAATGCTGTTGCTAATGGTGTTGGCTCACTTGTTATTAGTAGTGGTATTGGTACACCTCCTGATTTGACAGTAACACAAGACGTACCTGCTAATAGCTTTTCTTTTAGCCAATCATTCATCCAAGCAGATGCAATACCAGGTAGTGCTGTAACAACTGGTGCTAGTCCTAATTTTTCTGATGTTACAAGTATTGCAGGTGGCACACCATCAAATTTAGCAGGTACTATTTCTACTGCAGGTTCTATTGCACTAACAGCAGGTGGCGAAAATACAGAAGCAGTAGGACAGGTAATAACAACACTAATAGTAGATTAATAAAACTATGTATAGGCTATTTTGGCTATATGTATTTTTTGGTGTACCTGTTTATGCAGCACCAGTTATTCCAAATTTCCAACAAGGGGTTCTACAGCAACACGTAGAAACAAAACAAACAATAGTGGAAGATATAAAATCGTTTGACATACGTAATGGGTATCAATTAACAGTAGGTGGGGAAAATGTAGAGAGTTCTACAGGTAATGTTGCACCTGCAGGGTGGACTAAGGTAAATACAACAATACAGGGTGTAGGCACTACTTTTGTATCACCTAATTTAGATAACAAGCCTACATTCAGCATTACTAATGCAGGGGAAAGTTTTATGTACTATGAGACACTAGAAACACCTGGTATTACTAATTACACGCACGTTACACGTACTACAACAATAGAAAGTGTTAGCGATAGTACAAGTACATTTAGCCAATGAAAAGATATTTATTATTGTTGCTGTTGTTTAATAATCCTGTCTTAGCTAATTCTGTAAATACAACATCAAATTCTAGTGGAAGCGTTGTAAATCAGGCTGTACAAGTGGTTCCTTCTAGGCAATTTCAGTATCAGATGAATACAATTACTTGTCAGGGTGCTACCTTAAACATTTCCCCATTTGTCTCTACAACGTATGGATTTGCCACACCTTTTGAGTCACATTTTGACAGACCTGTATACAGCAGAAGGGATATAGAAGGTAATTTTGATGATGATAATAATGCAATAGGTGATGGTGATGTAGATGCAGGTTATAGGGGTGAAATATTGTACTTTGAAAAGGTTAGGACAGGACAAAAACAATCTAATGTTTCTATAAATGGTGGTATTACAGCTACCTTTAGTATTCCATTAGATAGAACCGCTATAAAAGAATGTAGAAAAGCTATGAAAAAACAGAATGAATTATATGAAGCATCACTTGCAGCTAAAAGGTTAAATTATGAAATGAGTAGAGCCAAAACCTGTGCAGATAATTATAAACAAGGGTTCAGATTCAAAGAAGGCACACCAATGGCATTAGTCTGTTCAGATATAGAAATTATAGAACCTACTAATTTAGACCACGTACATAAAATTAAGAATTAAGTTTAGATTTGATTGGTTTTTTACCTGTAAACTTTGTACCTTTTTTACCTACAGCTTTTTTGATAGTACCTATTAATTTTTTAAATGCAGGTTTAAGTATTCTGTTTAGAAAAGGTGTTAATGTAGCTGCAGTTGTTGCAACTATTGTTATTGCAAAAGTTGTAGATACTGTATTTAAAGATGGTAAATAATCTATTGCAGTTGTTGGTTCATACTGGACTACACATTCTTTTGTTTCTTCTATATATTCAAAACCTACAACTTTTTCTGTACCTTTTGCATTTAGATCACCTATACGTGGGTTATTCTTTTTAGGGTCAGGACATGGTGGTTGTTTTTCTTCTGGTATTTTTGGTACTTCTGGTGTTTCTGTTTCTGCTATAGGTGGCTGTTCTACGTTTGTAGGTGGTTGTGCTTCCTGTATTGGCACTAAATCTTTAGCATTATATTGTAAAGGTTCATAGAAGGGTATAGCACAATTTATAACAACATTACCTGCAGGGTCATCTGTAAATAGCTGTGAATTTTTTGTACCATCAGTTCTGACAGTTGCACATGGCATATCAAAAGTAGGTGGTAACATTCTTGTTACATGAGTAGTTGTAGGTAAACTTGTCTGGTTAGGTATTACAACATCAGGTATACGTGGTATTGATGCACTAGGTATTATATTTATTTCTGGCAATTTATAAAGGTATTGATACTTTTGGTTCTGCTATAGGTGGTGTTGTAAATTCTGGCATACCACCTTTTATTGCATCAGGTAATACATTATCAATATTACCCATAATTTTATTTTTTAAAAACTTTTCAAACTTTGGTGATGTTAACCACCTGTAACCTATAAATGTACATACCAGGCTACTAGATATAAGTAGAAAAGAAAGTATACTAAGTATGTTTATAATCTTTTGCATGATAAAAGAACAGATAGTAAGAGCTACAGCACTAATGTCTGTAGTAGTATTACTGCTTATTGTAGCCCTATCCCCTCTCTACGTCACTATGGGGATAATGACAAGACAAATCCAAGAAAAGGTTAATTAATCAGCAGGGTCGGCTGTGTTTCCCTCTGCTAACCACTCAACGTATTGTTGATAATGTCTATTATTTGGACAATCTAATGGAATACTTACTTTTACTCCATTACCCTCGTCTAAAGTAACAGAACTAGCTTCTGTCTCTCCCGGAAATTTAACTAATTTATAAATTGCCATAATTTAAAGTTCTGCATCAAACCCTAGTTTAGCTACACTTGCATCTGTTTGCACACGCATGGGTTTATTATTACCTCCCATATCATTAGTGGTTGCATAAACTTGTCCAGTTTGAGGACTTGTAGCGTGAATATTCCAATTACCTGTAACGTGATAGTAAGAGTTAAATTCATAAGCTAAAAAAGATGGACTAGCAGTTGCAGTTGTCACAGCACTAGGAGCATCTCTCATTGTCACAGGATAATAAGGTTGAATTGCAACAGTTGTAGAATTTAAACTTTCTCCTCTTCCAAAACAAGCGTTATGAGTTTGTCCATCGTGGTCAGCTAACATATAAAAATACCTCTGACATAAAGCAAGCTCCTCTGCGAATGACCTATGCTCAAAATCTGTTGCCACGCTGCCTACTTCTAATTGAACTCCTGTAATTTCTAAAGTTGCATCATTTGTTGTGTACCATGTTGAAGTCATGTCTTTAACTCTTGAAGAGCTTGACCACGTTCCCCAAGCATCTTCTGTAACATTACTGGCAGTAAAATCTGTTCCCCAAAAAGCTGCAATATTTACTTGAAATCCGTTGTTATTATCATTATCTATTTGAATATTAGAATTACCAGGAATTGCTTTTGTTATTTTTGTCCAAGTATCAGCAGTTAAAGAACCTGTGTCAAAAGTATAAAGTTGATTAGTACCATCTTGTGATCTTAAATATACTTTAAAACTTTGTGCAACACTAGATTTTATCCAAAAAGATAAGGTTATAAAACTAGATGCAGATGTATAATTCCAACCACTTGTTGCTGCATTTTGTGCTTCAATACTTTGCTGAATATTAATATAATCTCCTGCTCCTGCTCCACTTGTTTGATTCCCGTTTGTTATTTTTAATGCTTTTCTAAAACCTAGAGAATATGGTGTTGTTCCTGATGCAACATCAACTTGTGCTTGTGTAGGCGACTCATCAGCACCATTAAAAAAGTTATTCCATCTATCAACACTTCCATAACCACTTGTAGTAGATGACGTACCACGTTGAGCCACTTGCATAGCTCCGTTAATT